AGAGCATTGGGAATTACAGGGTGACGGTTATAAGGGAATAAGACATCTATTGAATCTAAAGGTGGTAACAGCTCCGGTGATCAGGTGTGTTTCACACACTCTGGGAGAGGAGCCACTGATTATGATGGATTATTGTACCTATGATGGCGCATACTGCTGGGCATATGCGGCTCCCACGTTGATAGCTAGGAGAATAAAGTCCGATGCTTGGGGGAGCATACTTGAAGAGGGGAAGCCTCTTTGTTACCGGGTGAACGCTGAGAATAGAGCGTTGATAGCTAGTTGGTTCCAGACTTGGTCTAGATGGGTTTACTATCAAAGACCAGAGCAACTTTCTGCTACATTTGGTTTGTTCTGGAAGAGGATGGTGTCGCTTCGGTTTATTCAGTATTATCCTTGGCTTGCGACGTGGAAGAAATTATTTGATGACATGCCGAGACAAATACAGGGACTAGATTTTTTGCCGTTACAGCTGGAGGTGAATGACCCTGGAGATGCGATGTTCAGCACTGCCATGATTGAGGTGAACGGAGGCCACGGGAAGATTTGTTGTAATGTGGTCATTGAAGGAATTGCTTGTGAGGAAGAACTTAGTGCTTACCAAACCCAGTTATTAGATAGCAGATTGAATCTCAGTTATAAGCACAAGCTTTGGAAGTTTGCTATACATTCGATGGAAGACTCGATGGATGAAGACGAACGGAGAGAATATGACTATGAGACACTGACAGGAATAGAGGTAGGAGGAGTCAAGCCTGATTCAAGATATACCTCATGGGAAGACATTGGGTGCAAGAAAGGCATGTTGTTATATGAGCCGTATAGACCAGCCCGCAAGTCAGCTCGAGTCAGGACGAGCTCCATTAGGTTGGAGGAATGTAAGTCTGATGATGTTTATTGTGAAGATTTTCCATATCTTTTTGTTGACCAGGCTAAGAAGAACTATCGATTGAATCCATCCAACAAGACTATTTGTTTCCAGGAATGTTTTGCTTTCCATATGTACACACAGGGTGGTACAGGATGGAGCAAATTCGCTATGATGAGAGAATTTATTGCATTGTTCGAAGACAATGATTGTTTTTTGATAACAGATAGTGAGGTTACTGAGGCTGTAACGCTCGCGGACGGAGACCTCAGGGAATACCACGGCGCCTGGAGAACCATGACACCACTCATAGCGAATGCCGTTGCGCATGTGACGAAGGTTAGAAGTTTTGGACTTGATAATATTATTGCGATCTGTGAAGATTTCGGGATTAGGGTCGTTACGGCAGATTTGCCAGATTCTGTGGACCAGCCTACGTTGCGAATCTATAAATGTGTAACTATGGCTAACGGTATTGCGACCACTACAATGCACTGTACTTATCAAGCGCCATTTTTCGAAATAGGCTTGTTGAATCAAGTCTATAAGATGCCCACTGCCTTGTGTGGGATGATAGCTGTTGGAGATGCGGGGCTACTGGATGCAGTAGCAGCCAGGAGATGGTGGACAGGAAGCCAAGACACGTTTATCAGCATTGATGAAATAATGCTGTTTCTTCATGAACGAGAAAAACCCAAGCAAACGTGGATTGGCCTGTGGAAGGATGGCGTGATGACTGTGTTATACAGTGAAGTGTTTTTGACCACCAGTACTAAGGATGACTCATTTGATTTTATTTTGAATGAAGGAGGGAATCATTGGGTTAGGACAACGGCAAGTGAGATTCGGAAGTTGGTGAAGATGCCCGACAACGTAATTCCTGTAAAACAAACTTCCATAACAAGCATTACTTACGGATATGATATGGGGATGATCGAGAAGAAGTTCGTGGAAAAAGTAGTGGAAGAGGAGGTGGTGTAGGTATGCCTAATTATTACACCACCAATATGGTCCAAGCATTCAAGGATGTTAAAGTAAAGTGGCCACAAGCCACATTTGTTGATCAGGTGCAGCCGTGGATGCCCAACGGGGGCCAATATGTTTTTTTAGACCCGCCCAGGAAGCACCAAATGACATACCATCTATACGGGAATGCTGAGTTACACACAGATATGAAGAAGAGACGATTTAAATTGTTGAACCCAGATGGCAACGGAGCATTGCTGCGCTACCCACCCTTTGCACATGACAGCATCTCGTTCGTAGGACCACAAGGGTGGCTATACGAGAGAAAACAAGTCTATAAGGTAGGGGCAGCTGTGAAACTGGCAGTGTATCAAGTAACTCTCTTCGCTGGTGGGTCGACACTATCAGGCTCAGTAGCTAGTGCTCACGACGGAAACCAAGCTTGTGATATAATTACAATAACACAAGATCAGAAGATGGCTATATGTAAGAGTCTGTTGACCTACAAGGATAGACTCGAGGCGATATCGAGAGGCGAAGACCTCGAAAATGCTAGAGCGTTTGTGTATGCTTGCATGACGGATAAGACTAGCATTAATGCAGAAGAACTCGATATAATGATGATACGTGAGGCCCAGCAGGTTTTGAACCACACACGAGATGTGAAAAGTCCTATGACGAGGAGCCAGAAAGCGAATTACCACTTGAAGAAATATTCAAGGAAAGGAGCAGTCGTTAAGGTGTTGCGAGATAGAATGGCGTGGCTGCGGAGTAACGATTTGAGAGAATTGGACGAATATATCGCCGGAGATTTCCTAACACCCTTATTCTTTGGTATGCTGGCAGCTGTAATAGCCTCAGGATTTACGTGTCTGTTGTTGCCCTCATGGATCCTCGCTATTGGGTGGTTGATATTATCCTTGTGTACCTATGCTAAATACCAGGCGGATATGGACGTGTCAAGGTGGATACCAAAATTGCGAGGGTGGCGGAAGACTCATGGCTGTGATATGTGTAAATCACGAGTAATTAATTGTAGATGGTGCGATCACACCCAGAACTTCACTGTGGGTAGAGTGCATAATGAGGTTATGAACATCGACCAAGCAAGACAGCTATCGAAACAGGGAGATTTGCACTGTATGACACTGGACGATAGACTGAGCGGGGCTGATCTATCAATGAGCTATTTGAACAATCTCACGAAGATAAACACGTTTGGTCGGCCTTTACAAGATATCATTGAAGAGGCGAACAAGCAACCTTACAGAGCCACACCCACATACTTTTCGACGTTATTGCCAGCACCCTATAGGAAGCATGTATTCAATTCTATCGTGTCGAGCGATACCAATCTCCTAACCGCTCTGTTTACGAGACAGGCCCATTATGACACCAGGCCGGATGAGAACTATCTTAAGAGTATAAATTTTGGGGTGATCGACATGGATGTCTATGAAGAAGCTGTTATGTTAGCGCCCATACAATTTTCAGATGAGTTTTTGCTAGATGTTTTGCCTAGTAAAAAGAAATTGTATGACGCATCGATCAAGTCGTTCCAAATTAACCCAAATTTGAAAAACAGCTATAGAGCATTCAGCAAGCGCGGAGAAAACGGAGTGAACAGATTGGCGGATAGAAAGGCCAGGTTGATTTGCGGGCCTAACAAGGCGATGGTTGGCGTAGGGGCTTGGTTGGGGAGAAATGAAATGAGTGTAATGAAGGTTTATTGGCGGAGACTGTTCAGGAATTCACCCAAGTTTTCCATGTGGACAGAAGCTAGAAAAGACCTAGAAGCACTCATACAAGGTATGAATGGAGATCAAGTACGAGCGAACATTGAAGATGCCATGAACACCTTCGATGACCCAGTGGAGGTGAGCCTGGATGTGAAGAATTTTGACGCTTCCCAACATAGGCTATTGATGGAGATGATAGACTTTGCCTATCGGAAGATGAATCGACCTCTATATGCTAGATTGGGGTTAAATAGACACCAGATTGACGGATTTATGAAATTCGCCCAGACCACAAGAGCAACCATCGAAATTTTCAAAAGTAATCAGAACCCAAAAGTTAAAATACGCAGAGATAAAGACCACGTAAAATTACTCCAGGTAGTCGCAGACCATACGACCTTCTCAGGAGACCCTTTGAAAACAACCCTAGGGAATACAAATCGACAGCTGCACTTGATATATTGCATGGCCATAGCTGCTGGCTTGATACAGGATATTTTCGCTATGGCAAGCGGTGATGATATGCTGGTCATTGTGGAAAGAGCACGACTGGCGGAATTCCAGGCGGTATTTGACAAGCTTTATTGTGTGCCAGGAGATACAGGTGTGAAGGGATGTGGCCTCATCCTGAAGGAGATATTGGTTTCAGATACCAATGCTAAGTTTCTGTCGAAGAATATAGTCATTAAGACAGAAGGGACATACAAAAAAGTGTTTTACTATAGACAGGTCGACAGATTACTGAGAACCGGAGAATTCAGCGAAAATGTAGGACGGAAGGATATATCCGAAGAGCAGTTTAATTACTGCATCCAGAAACAGTTGGAAGAACAAGTCAGTGGGGACCCAGTGTTAGAAAAGGTTCTGGAATGGAGAAAGAAGAGACTACCCATGAAAACGGCGACTAAGAAGGTGCTTAGTAAGATCAACGACACATATGAGGCACATATGAAACAGCAATCACATGCTGTCCATATGTCCGAGGAT